GCTACAATGCATCAAGACCATGAAGTACAGATGGCCAGAAAAGAATGCTATCATGCTGCTGAGCATGCAATTGCTATTCACAGATTATTAAGAAATCTAAGTGAAACTACAGGATTAGAAGGGTGGGTAAGTGGCAAAATCACTTTAGCTAACGATTACCTTAATACTGTGCGTGAGCATTTAGAATACAATCTTTTACAGGGTAACACAGATATTTTATCTGACAAATTAGAAGCAATAGCAATTGCAGAGGGCAAAAAGTGTAACCATACTGCAGAAGGCACAGAGTGCCCTGTTCATGGTTTAGCTGAATGTGGCACAATATATCAAGAAAGCTCAGCTGCTCGCCCCGATTATTTAGATTTTGATGATGATGGCAACGAAGATGAATCAATGAACAAAGCTTTGCAGGATAAAAAAAAAGTAACTAAAGAGAATCATCATTACGAAGTAGATCAAGCTCAATCAATCGCCGACAAACTAACTACTGATAAAAACTTAGCAAAATTAAATGCGATGGCACATGATAGTACTATCTATCGTGCCTTAGATCGTTATTTTGCTAAACACAATATTCCAGAGACAATTTATAATCGTGTTGCTGCGATAGTATTTAAAAAACTACGCGACAGTGGCCGTAGATTAACCACAGAGCCAACCTTACAAGAGCAAGGTGTGGCGGAAGGCTATAAATTCAAAGGCGGTTTTCCTTTTGATGTAGACCATATGCCCGGTGCGGTTCATAAGCATGGAGATAAACCTGCTAATCCATCCAGCAAGAAGTTTTTTCACGATAAGGCAGAGTGGCAAAAAGCAGTAAATGATTTTAACAGTTCTGTGTTTGATGACAACAGCGAATTTGTAAGCGGTCATGGAGTCGATGAAGTTCGGATGCATGATTCTGCTTGGGCTAAATGGTCCGATAAACAAAACAGAGGCTACATTGATATGGGATCAATGTCCGAAGGTGTAGCAGAGGGTTCTGTAAACGATTACTTCAAGCGTCGTAAGGATGAAGAAAATCGTATAGCCGGCACTAAACCTCCTGCCAAACGCAACCCCCAACAGACTGACTATGCTAAACGCAGAGCACAGGAGAAAAATCTTAAAGAAACATCAGCCGGCAGTGTTGCAGGAGTGGTAAATCCACCAGGAAAGAATAGTGGTAAAAAGAAAAGTCAAATAGGTTCTTTATTTGGTGGTACATATAATCAATCGGTACACGAAACTGATTTTGCTGGCGAGAAAACTACCCCACCACAACGACCAGGCGATCAAGTTCGCGGCAAAGAAAAAGCTATACGTAAAAATGGAAAGACCGCATTTTTACATAGATTAGTAGGCGATGAATAGGATATAAAATGTTTCTAGAAGACCTGTCATCCCCAAATAAAAGAATACTAAGCAAAAAGTTTGTAGTATATTTAAACGGAAAACCTGCAACCTATCACGACAATATTAAAGATGCACAAGGTGATGTTTATGATATTCAAAAATTTAATCCAAAAGTTAAAACAGAGATACGACAAGAAATCTGCTACGACGAAACAATAGCAAAATCAAAATCATTTGTCAGTGAAAATCTAAATGAAAACTTAAGAAAATGGTTTCAGGAAAAATGGGTAAGATTTGGACCTGATGGTAAAATTCGTGGTGACTGTGCTAGAGATGATGATAGTGAAGGTAAACCCAAATGTTTACCACAATCAAAAGCTCATGCATTAGGTAAAAAAGGTCGTGCTAGTGCAGCAGCAAGAAAACGTAGAGAAGATCCCAATCCTGAACGTCACGGTTCAGCAATCAATGTTGCCACAAAGAAGAAAACTAACGAAGAACAACTAGATGAATTAAAATGTTGGCCAGGATATACTAGAGTTAAAGGAATACCAGCTGGTGCTCCTGGTAGTTGTAAAAAGAAAACTAATGAAACTGTTTTAGAAAACGATACCGACGATGACAAAAATCTCAAAGGATTTCATCAAAGCTTAGGTAATGCTGTGCGTGGCCGTATAGCTCAGATGCAAGCTAACATGGCCATACAAAAGGCTAAAGATCCATATACATGGCTTTGGCAACCTGGCGATGCAATTCTTAACAAAAAAACTGGTAAAATATACAAAATTGTTGGACATTGGATGGATAACCGTGGAGTTGCAAAGTATTTTTATCAAGGCAATGACGAAGAACGTGGATCTCTTATAGCCAAGGCAGCACATACAGATAAAGATCTTTTCAAACTGTCAGAGGCAAATACAATCCGCTTACACTCACAACAACAGGCAAAAGACTGGATCGAAAAGGTCTATGCAAAATATCCGCAGACTTGGCAAAACAATCATGTCATGCCTTTGGGTAGTGCCGGAGAGGATCAACAATTTGCTCTGTTTGAATTAGTACCCAGTATGAGCAAGAGAAATGCAGTCGAGATTAAATGGTTTCAAGCATATCCATTGAAACAAGGGATAGGTTCTCGAGCAATAGAAGTTCTTCAAACCATGGCCGCAGAGGATGATATCGCATTGACATTATTTCCTTGGAATAAGGGCCAAGTCAGTCAATCCAAACTAATTAAATTTTATAAGAAACATGGTTTCAAACCCATTCAAAAAGGTGGCCGAAGTTTAGTTTGGGAACCCATTGATGAAGCAAAAATTTATCAATTTCCAACTGAAAAAACTAGTGGGGAAAAACAACCCGAACTTGTTCCCATGGATTTCGGTGGTGGAGATGAGTACGATATTTTAAAGAGTCTAGGAGTACATTTAATGGAGAAACCAGACTACTTTGAATATCTAGATCAAGATGGAAAACCTATAACATCTCTAGACTTACGTAAAATTCAGAAAGCATTGAATAGAAAACTTTCAATATACACAGAAAAACAGCTTTATGGTAGACCAATTAATGGCACAAGCGCAAAACTGATTATGCAGCCGGAAGATACATTTATCTTACAAAAGGATAACGGTAGGTATTACTTGGCTAATAGAGCGTTTGCAAGAACTTATATTAGATTATGGGCACCAATAGTGGATGGTGTTTTTTCTAATTCTGTATCGGAAGATTCTAATCTCGTTACTCAATATGGGGACAAAGTTACAACAGATTCTAATGTTCCTATACAATCAGGCAACTCAATCGATAGACCCGAATCTATAGAACAAATTATTCAAAAACAGAATACCCCCTCAACAAACAACTTTTTTGACCGCTATGATAAATTAAAAACTTCAATTGAACAAGATAACATTGGTAAACATCTTATAAGAGGAGCAAGATATATTCCAGGGGTAGGACAGGCATTAACAGGACTTGATATTGCATCTGCTGCTTCAAAGGGTGATATTAAACCCGGAATTACTCATGCAGTTAATACAGCTATAAGTAGTATACCAGTAGTGGGTCCTGTATACTCTATGGCAAATCAAGGAGTTGACATGTATAAGCGTTTACAAAAAGGTGATGATGTTGGTGCTGCTATATCTGGTTTGGGAGTAGGTGCAACAGCAGGAATCCCAGGAATGTCGTCATTAAAAGCAGGAGCAAGGTTAGCTAACCAAGGAAATAATGCTGTTAATAAAATAGACAAGTACTTAACGAATAAAGAAAGACCTGAATCTATAGAAGCTATCCTGGCTCAAAAAGGACAAACTGTATCTGAAAATTCTTTAATAAAGAATACAGCAGGTGTAAAGGAAGATGAAAGTGATTTTAGTAGAAAGGCAGGACTTTTAACTGCAACACCAGGAGCTAGACAACAGGCTAGAAAAATTGTACAAACTCAAGCCGATCAAAATGTTATACAACAGGCAAAATTTGCAGGTGTTGCACCAATGGAAGAAGACACAGATCAATCATCTGTTTCATTAGAAGATTTACAAGCTCTTCTACTTTATAGTAAAAAAGAAAATCAACTTAATAATGTAAAGCGTCTACAAAAAGAAATAAATCAAATTCGTTCTAAGATGATTAGAGAATCTACTTGCCCCACATGCGGAGGAGCATTAGTAGAATTTAGTCAATTGAATGAAAAGAAAGATAGCTGTTATTATAAAGTTAAAAGTAGATACAAAGTATGGCCCAGTGCATATGCTAGTGGTGCCCTTGTAAAATGTCGTAAAAAAGGCGCAAAAAATTGGGGTAATAAATCAGAAAGTACAAATCAAATAAACGAAATAGGCCCATTGGGCCAGGTAGGTATGGCTGCTGCTGGAGCATTAGGTGCAGCAGCATTAAACCAAGCCCTTGATAGACGTGCAGAACAAAGAAAAAAAGATGATTTAGCTGCCCAACAAGCTCAACACTCAGCAGATATGGAAAAAGAAAGAGCGTTAACAACTACACCAGATCATGCTGGAGCTGCAATACCTAAAGAAATAGATGATGCAAGAAAAAAATATTTCAATATACCTGAAAGTTTATCCCAAGATGTAAGAGAATCATTTGGATTAAGACACGATAGTAAAGGTTGGTATCTAAGAGAAGGTCAAGAAAACTTTAATAAACTTTATCTTGATGCTATAAAAGCGTTTAACAGATTATGAGAGCACGAGAATTTGATAAAAATTTAGTAAAGAAAACTGAAGGTTTTGATTTGAGTAAAGGTAATGGAAGTGCTCCAATTCAAGGCGATGATGTAGTAACTAGTCCAATTGGATCGATTAGCAAACCACAAAGAAATAAAAATGTTAAAAAATTATATAAAACTAGTTGAAGCAGCAGAAAAAGGTTGTCCACGAGCAACCCATGATATTACTTTGAATATTAAAAACAGACAAACTGCTATTGACAATTATCACTATGGTCCAGCAAATCCTGATAAGCCTGGATCATATTGGAGAGATGCAGCAAAAGTGTTTAAAGTAACTGAAGCTACTGCAAAAACAATGCAATGCGGTAATTGTGCAGCATTTGACGTAAGTGATACCATGCGTAAATGTATCGAATCTGGAATTAAAGGCGATGAAAATGCTATAGATGCAGCCGCAAGTATTAATCTTGCTGATTTAGGTTATTGTAATTTCTTACATTTTAAATGTGCAGGACAACGTAGCTGCTCTGCATGGATAACTGGTGGTCCTATTACTGAAAAAGATAGAGGTAAAAAAACTGCCTAAGTTTTTATAAATACAAGAACCGGATAAGAATATGAATGAAGAATTAATTAAGGCAATGAAGATTGCATTCGCTAGCGAATTTAGCTATTATTTAAAAGCACACTATTATCATTGGAATATTGAAGGACCAGACTTTAAAGAATACCATGATTTATTTGGCGCTATCTACGAAGAAGTATATGGCAGTATAGATGATTTTGCTGAAAATATCCGTAAGTTAAATGCTTATACACCTGGTAGCTATACAAGATTTAGTATGCTTACACAAATTGATGATGAGATGAGTGTACCACCTGCTCAGGTTATGTTAAATGAATTATTAACAGATGGCGAAAAAATTGTGAAAATTCTCAAGATGGTCTACGATATTGCTGAACAAGTAGGAGAGCACGGTTTAAGCAATTTCTTAGCAGAACGTATGGATGAACATCGTAAACATAATTGGATGTTACGTGCTAGTCTTAAATGAAACCACAAGATCTAATAGAAGCAAGCCCAGAAACATTACCCGGCAGTTTTTCGGACGATCTACAATTCAGTAAACATTGGCTTTGCTGGCATCTTAAGAATATACAAAATCAAAATAAGAAAAAATTTAGTATAATTACCGCACTAGGGAGTTGGTATGGTAATTTGGGCATTTATCTAAGTAACCATAATGTAAAGTTCAGAAATCTAATACTTTTGGATATCGATAAAAATGCATTGGATGTTAGTAAATCTATGTTAGGTAGATTAAATCAATATCGAATATTCACTTTGATTAGAGATGCTAATGATCATAAGTATCAATTGAAGCCAAATCAATGTGTAATCAATACTAGTTGTAATGATATGAAAAATTTAGGTTGGTATGATCGGATTCCGAACGGAACACTGGTTGCTCTTCAAGGCAGAAATAGTATACAATCTGCTGTGACACCAACTGAAGACTTAACTGAATTTCATGATTTATTTCCAATGACTAAAACATTGATATTAGATCAAACTAAACTACGCGATCCCGAAACCAGTTATCTCAGATTTTTAAAAATTGGTTTCAAATAATAGTTTCAATTTCATTTACGGAGAAAATAGTATGTCAAGAATGTTCAGTGGCGAACAAAAAGCAAAACTTACTCAACTTATTAACGAAGGTATTAGCGTTATGCAAGAAGTTGAGGATCTTAACGCAGGGCTAAGTGATACAATTAAAGCAATCGCAGAAGAATTAGAAATTAAACCCAGTGTACTTAAAAAAGCAGTTCGTGTTGCTTTGAAAAGTAAACTAGGTGAGACTAATAAAGAAAACGAAGAACTTAATACTATTCTAGAAACAGTCGGCCGTACACTCTAATTAGGAGAATATCATAAGCTACGTAGATGCTATCTTAGATAGGCAAGGGGATCGTATTCACCTTGTTGAACGGGTAAATGGCCAAAGAATCTATCAAGAATATCCAGTCAATTGGACTTTTTATTACGATGATCCTAAGGGAAAATATCACACAATTTATGGCACTAGAGTAAGTAAATTCACTACTAAAAGCAATAAAGAATTCCAAAAAGAATTACGTATACAAGGCAATAAACGTATTTGGGAAAGCGATATTAAACCCGTATTCCGTTGTCTGGCAGATAACTATCTAGGAGCAGAACCCCCTCGATTACAAACTGCATTTTTTGATATTGAGGTAGATTTTGACCCATTGCGAGGTTTTAGTAAACCAGAAGATCCATTTAATCCTGTCAATGCGATTAGTATCTACTTCGATTGGCTGGATAAATTAGTGACACTGGCACTTCCGCCAAAAGGTATGAGCAAAGAAACAGCACAAGAAATTGCAAATAAACATACAGACTGCTTTATTTTTGACGACGAAGAAACACTACTAGATACGTTTTTAAATCTAATTGAAGATGCCGATATTCTAAGCGGATGGAACAGTGAAGGTTTTGATATCCCATATCTTACAATGCGAATAAAACGTGTAATGAGCAGGGATGATACTAGGCGTTTTTGTTTATGGGGACAATATCCTATAGAAAGAACTTTTGAACGTTATGGTGCTACACAAATAACGTTTGATCTTGTGGGCAGAGTACATATGGACTATATGCAATTGTATAGAAAGTATACCTACGAAGAACGTCCTAGCTATAGCTTAGATTTTATTGGAGATTACGAACTTGGAGAAAGGAAAACTGCTTATGAAGGAACTTTAGATCAACTATACAATAAAGATTTTGACACATTCATAGAATATAACCGTCAAGATACAAGACTATTAGCTAAACTGGATAACAAACTTAAATTTATCGATCTAGCTAATACAATTGCACATGACAATACTGTATTGCTTCCCACTACAATGGGGGCAGTAGCAACTACTGAACAGGCGATTATAAATGAAGCACACAGTCAAGGATTGGTCGTTCCTAATAGGAAATCAAAAGAAGAAGACGGAGGAGAAACCCAGGCGGCAGGTGCCTATGTTGCTTATCCCAAAACCGGTATGCACGAACACATCGGAGCAATTGACATTAACAGTCTCTACCCAAGCACAATCAGAGCACTCAACATGGGACCAGAAACCATTATAGGTCAATTAAGACCTATAATGACTGATAGATATATTCAAGATAAAATCTCTAACGGATCAAGCTTTGCTGAAGCATGGGAGGGATTATTTGGTAGCCTTGAATATACAAGTGTAATGAACTGCGAAATAGGTACAGAGATTACTATAGATTGGGAATCTGGCACTAGCGACATTCTCAGTGCTGCAGATGTTTGGAAACTTATTTTCCAAAGCGATAACCCATGGGTACTTAGTGCAAATGGTACAATATTTACTATAAGTCAAAAAGGTATTGTGCCTAGTCTACTAGAAAGGTGGTATTCAGAACGTAAAGAATTGCAGAAAAAATTAAAAGAATCCACAGACGATAAAGATAAAGAATATTGGGATAAACGCCAATTAGTTAAAAAGATTAACCTTAATAGTCTATATGGTGCTATTCTAAATCCCGGATGCAGATTTTTCGATCAACGTATTGGGCAAAGCACTACACTAACTGGTAGAGCAATTGCACGCCATATGGATGCATTTGTTAACGAATGTATTACAGGCGAATACAATCATGTTGGAGACAGCATTATCTACGGTGATACCGATTCGGTTTATTTTAGTGCTTGGTCAATTATTAAACAAGATGTTGAATCTGGCAAAATGCATTGGGATAAAGATATCTGTATTCAACTATACGATACTATTGCGGATCAAGTAAATGAAAGTTTTCCTTCTTTTATGGAGCGGTCATTTCATTGTACAAGACAACTCGGATCAATTATTAAAGGCGGTAGAGAGCTAGTAGCCAGCAAAGGTCTTTTTATCAAAAAGAAACGTTATGCAGTTCTGATCTACGATAAAGAAGGTAAACGTAAAGATATTAACAATAAACCCGGAGAAGTAAAAGCCATGGGTTTAGATCTGAAACGCAGTGATACTCCAAAAGTTGTACAGGACTTTTTAAGTAGTATACTATTAGATTTGCTTACTGGGCGAGAACGAGAATTTATAATCGACCGTGTTAGACAGTTTAAATTAGAATTTAAAGAAAGACCACCTTGGGAAAAAGGTACACCAAAACGTGTTAACAATCTCACTAAATATGTGGAACAAGAAAAAAAGTTAGGTAAAGCTAACATGCCAGGGCATGTACGTGCTGCAATGAATTGGAATAATCTAAGACGTATGAATTCAGACAACTACAGCATGAGCATAGTAGATGGAATGAAAATCATTGTTTGTAAACTTAAAAATAATCCGATGGGTTTTACCAGTGTAGCGTATCCAATTGATATTACACATATCCCAACGTGGTTTAAAGAATTGCCTTTCGATGATGGAGATATGGAAGAAACAATTGTAGATCAAAAAGTTGAAAACCTATTAGGAGTCTTGAAATGGGATATTATGTCTAATACAAATATTAAAAATACTTTTGAGGATTTATTCAGCTTTGAAACCACTACTTAGACCCTACGTTAATTTCAAAGAACAATTACAAGAAATTATTCAGTATATTGAAAATAATAATCAACATATAAATTATGATTCTTTATTATTAACAGAACTGGATCATTTCGATACTCCAATTCTTGCGGAGGCAAATAACTTAGTTCATAATCTACGTGATTTAGACCTTGTATCTAAATATACAATTAATAAAATAAAAGATTTTATCGTTGTATTAGAAAAGAAGATTGATTATGTAACTACTTTAAGAAACGAAAATGATATAGTTGATAAATTTTTTAATAATGAAATAATAATAAACAGAACTTTAAATGAAAAAGAAATTGATGAAATTGGTATTTCAATTTCTAAATTAACAGATTACAAATATCCTTCATTACAAATTTGTCCTAAAAACGGATTATTTACCAAATATCTTGTAGCGTCAGAGCCATTGTATTTGTTAGATTGGGACATTAATTCTATTAGTAAAACAAAGAGTAATTTTCCCAGACCATTCCAGAATAGACTATGTGAATATTTTTTAACTAATCCCAAAGATTTAATTTCAGAATCTACTTATAAATTACCAGAAAGACAATTTGGCTTTATCCTTGCCTGGGATATCATTCCATATATGAACGAAAAATCCTTAGCTATACTTTTAAAAAATATTAGTAAATTACTAAGACCAGGTGGTGCTTTTATATTTAATTTTAATAATTGTAAAAAACTTAAACCTTCTGAATTTTATGATCAAAGGCAATCAGCATATCAAACAGTAGAATATTTTGCACATAAATTAGATCCACTTTCAATGCATATTGTAGCCACAAATGACACAAATGATTTTACAGATTGGTTAGAAGTTCACCTGCATGGTGAATTAACTACAGTTAAACGTAGTGCGACACGCGGTGAATTATTAAATAAATCTTCTTGATTTTTCTAAATACATATAGTACAATTATTCCTTAGGAGAAAATAATGAAAGACTATCTTCAAGATATTGTCAAAAACACCTATACACTTGGTGTAATTGACCTTGTTAAAATTGTCGGTACACAAAAAGAAACCACACTAAACACAATGAGCAACGATAACTCTGTAGTTATCAAAGCTAAATTCCATAATGTTATTCCCGATTTTATTGGCACATTCGGTATGCCAAATCTTAATAAACTTAATACCATTCTTAATATTCCAGAATATAGAGAAGACGCTGATATTACTGTCAAAACAAAAAAAGTAGATAACGTAGATATCCCTAGCTATATTAGTTTTAGTAATAAGTCTAGCGACTTTACTAATGAATATCGACTAATGAATCAATCCACAATTGATGAGATGCTAAAGACACCAAAATTTAAAGGTGCTAACTGGAATATTGAATTCGAACCTAGTGCACAAAATATTCAAAGACTACGCTTTCAGGCTAGTGCAAATAGCGAAGAAAATAGTTTTGCTTTTAAACAAGATAATCGCAATCTTAAAATATTCTTTGGCGACCATAGCACTCATGCAGGCAATTTTGTATTCCAATCTGATGTAACTGGTACATTAAGTAAACAAACACATTACCCAGTTAGTATTGTATTAAATGTGCTAAACTTGTCAGGCGATAAACGTATCAAGTTAACAGATAGTGTAATGCTTATTACTGTGGATAGTGGTCTGGCTGTTTACGAATACATTATCCCAGCATTAACAAAATGACCAATAAAAAATTACGAGACAATTTAACTGCAAAACAAAAAGACTACGCAGTTTTTTTGCCGGCTTTAAGTAGTTTTTATTCTAGTGATGTAAGTAAACAACGACTTAATCCTAATCATATTAGTTCAAAACGTATCCCTGCTGATTTCGAAAATGGTATAGAAGGTCTTAATTGGCTTAATGATCAAGAAGGCTACTTTACCTATAAATGGAGTTTATATAGTGCAGGTCATGCTGCACTAGATGTTAATGCACCACCAAATCGCGATGATATGGTAAGAAATAGAGATAGATCTAATACATTTATCTTAGGTGATAGTGGCGGATTCCAAATTGGTAAAGGTGTTTGGGAGGGTGACTGGAAAGACCCTAATTGTCCTAAAGCAGGTCAAAAACGTAAACAAGTTTTAGAATGGTTGGATGCTTATATGGATCGCGGTATGATCCTAGATATTCCTGCTTGGGTAGCCAGAAGTCCAGCTGGTCAACGAGCTACTGGAGTCACTACATATCAAGAAGCTGTTAATGCTACTATGATTAATAATGATTATTTTATGCGTAATCGTAATGGCAACTGCAAATTCTTAAATGTATTGCAAGGGGAAAATCATACCGAAGCAGATGATTGGTATGAACAGATGAAAAAGTTCTGCGATCCAAAACAATATAGTCAACCCTTTGAAGGTTGGGCTATGGGTGGACAAAATATGTGTGATGTACATCTCATGTTGAAACGTGTAGTGGCATTACGCTTTGATGGATTACTTGAACCAGGTCAACATGATTGGATGCATTTCTTAGGTACAAGTAAACTAGAGTGGGCACTTTTACTTACTGATGTTCAACGTGCAGTTCGTAAATATCATAATGAGAATTTTACTATCAGTTTTGATTGTGCTAGTCCATTTTTAGCAACTGCAAATGGACAGATCTATACTGAAGTAGAAACTGAGCACGGCAAGAAGTGGGTCTATCGTATGCAACCAAGTGTAGATGACAAAAAATATGCAAATGATACAAGACCATTTACTCAAGCAGTACTAAATGATCGTGTATTTGAAAGTTTTCTCGATAGTCCTATTAGTAGTAGACTAAAAATCAATGATGTTTGCTACTATAAACCCGGAGATCTTAATAAGATTGGCCGCGAAGGACGCACAAGCTGGGATAGCTTTAGCTATACACTACAAATGGCACATAACGTTTGGACTCACATCTATGCTGTGCAAGAAGCAAATCGCCAATGTGATAGTGGAAAATATCCAGAGATGCTTTTTGCTAGTCTATACGATAACAAAAAAATGAGGCAATATAATAGACAATACTTTAGACAAGTTGTAGACGATATCTTTTCTACTAGTGATCGCGGCCGCGCAGAAGCTACAATAGAAGAATATAATCGTTACTGGATGAGTATTATCGGCACTAGAGGCTATACTGGTAAAAATACTTTAAATTCAAATACTAATTTTAATAGTCTATTTGACTTTGATGAACCCACAGTAATCCTAGATGAAAATGGCCTTAATGTTGATCTACTAGAACAATTAGAAAGTGATCTAAATGACAACAGCTAAAAGTTTAATTATAGGCATGGGAATCGGCCAATTGTATAAACAGGTACTAACCGAACTAGATCATACAGTTATTACTGCAGATATTAATGGTAACGCAGATTATAAATTCTGGGATGATGTACTAAGAGATCATAAACAATTCGATACAATACATATCTGTACTCCGAATTTTACACATGAATCTATCGCAAGAACTTTAGCTAAACATACAAAAATTTTGTTTATAGAAAAACCCGGGCTAAGTTCTGAATCTAATTGGAAAAAACTAATTACAGATTTTCCCAAAACACGCATATTAATGGTTAAAAATAATATGTGGAGATATAATATAGATGAACTACGTAATCTCTACAAAAATAGTAAAACAATATCTTTTAAATGGCTTAACGAAAATAGAGTACCAAATCCAGGCTCATGGTTTACTAATAAAGAACTAGCATTCGGTGGTGTTAGTAGAGACTTACTACCACA